TGGGCCAAACGATCCCACTTGTCGGCATGATCGGCCGGATTAAACGGTTGAGTGATGGTTTTGCTGTTGTTTTTGACAGTTTTCGGCGAGATCGTGCTGGTGGTTGTTACGGAATGTAGGTACAGGTTGAGGTCGGCTAGCGCGCGCGCTGCGTTGTCGGTGAAGTCGTAGCCGATGGTTTGTATTGGTTGGGTTGGTGCCTGTTCCATTTCGGCGACTGCAGGTTGTGAGCAGCGGGCGAAGATGACAGCTGCTGCCAGGAGGAGTGCTACTGCTAGGCAGCCGGCTCCGGTTTCTTTCCAGTGGCTTTCGGTTTCATCCATTGCGGGTTTCCTCGAGTCTTTCTTGTACAGCTGCGACAGAGCACAGCTAGTACTGGTTGTGGGGTCGAGTATTCGTTGGCGCATTTTGGGCAGCGCCAGTCCCGATGTTTATTGGCCGAGGTCACGTCAGGGTTCGGGAGCGGTCGTAGATGGGGAAGGGGACGTTGTCTGGGTCACGTCTTGTCCAGGAAGCGAGTTTTTGGGCGATCTGGAAGGCGTCGGCGTGTGTGGCCGATGTTGCCATGGTGATCCGGTCGGCTCCCATGACGGCTTCGATGAGGAAGAGGTTTCGGTGGTGGTCGGTGCGGATGAGGATGTGTGCTTTGTCCATGTTTGGTCTTTCGGGTTGGTGAAGCAGCCCCACCACAGTTCGGGTTGTGGTGGGGCTGCTACTGGTCAGGCGCTCGGCTGGGTGTCTGCCAGATAGGCGTCGAGTGCCTTACGGATGAAGGTGGATCGGTTCACTCCTAGACGTTTGGCGGCTTCGTCGATTTGGTCGATGAGCTGCTGGTCGAGTTGTGCGCCGATGAGTCGCTTTGCCATCACATCAAGTCGTCGGCGCTGACTGAGGCCGGCTTGGGTGGCTGATATTGGGCGACATACTTTTTCGCTGGGTTGAGTCCGACTTTGGTCGGTGGCTCGTCTTCCTGATATTTGACTGCCAGGATGCCGCCGGCCTCGAGGTTGCAATCTGCCTTTGTGAGGGCGTCTTTGATTGCTCCGAGCATGAATCCTTTGGCGAAGATTCGTGTTTCTTCTTGGGTGTCCTGGTCGATGCCGGTGAAGACGAACTGCATTTTGGGTTTGCCGTCTGCCCAGGTGACGGGTTCTCCGGTGATGAAGTCGGTTTGTTGCCGCTCTTCAAGTCCGGTGATTTTGATTTTGACCATGTCGCCGATGTTCGGGAACTTGGCAATGTTGCCGCCACCTTTGCGGGTGAGGGCCTCTGCTGCTGTGTTGTCAAATGTCACTGTTGGGTTTCCTTGTCTGTCGGGAAGCCATGTTTCATGGCTGTCACAATGTCGCCTTCCAGTCGACAACCGTTCTCATCCCACATTGGTACGAGGTTGAGGTTGTTGATGGCTTGGACGATTCCGAGTGCCGCTTTGGCCTCGGTCTTTCGGAGAGTGCCGAAGGCGTCTCCGAGAGAATGGTGTGGGATCTTTTGGTCGGTCGCATTGTCTAGCACTGTCCAAGTCAGCTCGTCATCGCGATGGACAGCAAGGTCGATGATGGCTTGGCAGATCAGGTAGCGGCGTTCCGCTGGGATCCCTTGTGGTGGTGAGAGTGCGAGGGTTCGGCCACAGGTTTTGGCGTCTTCGAGAATGTTTTTTACCCAGAGGAGGGAGGCTTCTGGGAGTTCCATTGCTCGTTCGTTGAGTCGGTTGATGATGTCGGTGTGGATGAGGGTGTCGGTGCCGTCGTTTACTGCCCGGCGTCTTGTCGACTTTTTGGGTGGCACTGGGGGCGGGTTGAGGTCGGGGAGTGAGGCGAAGGGGAGGCCGAGTTCTTTTTCGAGTACGTCGAGTACTCGGGAGATTCCGTCGCCCTGGTCGAGTGTGATCGGGTCGCCTGATTTCAGGGTGGGGTGTCCGTCGGGCCAGGCGTTGGCGAGTTGTTGGGCGTGGCCGTCGACAACGATTCGGGAGATCCGGTCAAGGGTGGCGATTCGCCACGGATCGTCCACATGTTGCACTTGTCCCGGCCTCTGACGTCCGTACAGGGCCGCTGTGGCCTGCTGAGGGGTGAACGGGTGGATCGGTGTGTACTTGCGGAGCCGGCGTACCTCGAGGGCCGTGTGGAGCGCCTCAGTGCCTGCTTCGAGGTCCAGCCAGTGAAGTTCAGCAAGGCCGGAACCTGGTTGGCAGTGGATGATGATTCCAGCCGATTTCGAGACGTTCGGCATTGGGTCGCGTACGTCTTGCGAGCCGTCTTTCGCTGGGCCTTGGGTGTAAAGGTTGGAGGCGTTGGCGTAGATGGACAGTTGGATGGCGAAGCCGAGTCCGCCATATTTCACTGAGGAGCCGGTTTTGAGGTCGGCGATGAAGTTTTCTTCGCCATCGGTGAGGAGGAGGTCGAAGGTTCCAGCAACTTCGATTTCATCGTTGACCACAATCCGTTCGGTCATGCCGTCGACGAAGGACAGGCCAGCGTCGGCGAGTGCCGAGAGGACGGCTTCGATGTCGGCCTGGTATGGGTCGGGGGCGATGAACGTGGGGTCTTTGAGGCGACGTTCGAGGAGGCCGTGGACAGCAGTTCCGAGATCCCGTCGGACTGTGGCTCCGCCTGCTTCAGACGCGCGCTTCACCAAAGAGTCCAAAGTCTTTTTGTCGTCTTGTGGGGTGGTGGCGACTAGGGCGACGAGGTCTGGTCGAAGGCCGAGACCAATGGCGGTCATACGCGAGTTCCATGCCATCAGACTCGAGGAGTCGTCGAGAACTTTGGCGATGGTGGTGGCTCTGGTGTAGCCGACCAGTTTCTCTCCTCGAGGGGGGAGGACTTGGTAGCGGCCCCAGCGGTCCCGTCGGGTTTCTTGTGTGGGCTGGTTGAGGCTGTTGATTGCTTCAGGGTCTAGCGTTGTCATTTGGTTTCTCCTGGTCGGGTTGGAGGTTGTGATGTGGCCGTTGGTGTTGTCGCTGTTTGAGCTGCTGGGTGTGTTTGGTATGTGGCAGGCGGGTCGTGGGCGTTGGTGGGGTTGGTTGGTGGTGATGTTGCATTCGTGGCCGTGGGCTGTTTACGCCATCGTCTCCAACCAGCCAGGGTTCCTGTTCATGTTTGTCATGTGGCAGTTAGTGAATGGTTGGAATTGTTGGTCATGGTTTCATCGTCTCTGAAACGTGTGACATTCTGGGCAGCGGCAGCCGACCTCATATCGGCGTGGTGTGCCGTGAGGAGCGTTGGGGAGTTTGATGCCCTGTTCGAGCCGGTAGGCACGTCGGTCCTTTTCGGTCATGCCAGCCCAAATTCCGTACCGCTCCGGGTTGTAGATCACATACTCTCGACACTGGTTGATGACTGGGCAGCTGCTACAGATGGCTTTTGCACGTTTCATCCGGGATGTGTCGCCACGGTTGAGGAAGAACAGGTCGGTTCGGCCTTTGCACGCTGCCAGGTCTTTCCAAACGTGCGGGTGTTGATCGGGTTTGTTCACTCGTAGAAGCCGTACTGTTTGAGTGTGGCGTTTTCGGATTTGAGGTTTGCGATGATTGCTTCGAGGCGTCGGATCTCTTCGAGCTGTGCGGCGATGATGTCGGCGGCGTCGAGGACGAGTTCTAGGTCGATGTCGTCGGTTTCTACGAGTGCTGTGAGTTGCTGACAGAAGATGGTGACGTTTGTTTCGGTCATCGTTTGTTCCCTTCGATGATTGTGATGAGGGTGTCGAGGGTGCAGGTGACATACCAGGAGGCGGGGTTGCCTTTGCCTCGGCGTTTGTGGATGACGATTCCGGTGTCTCGGCCGGCGTTGGTTGCTTGGATGGCGACGTCGTCGACCCAGCCGGCAAGGTCAAGGCGAGCATGGTTTTTGACTTGGATGGCCGGCCAGTTTTTGTCTGGAACCCAAATGTCGCCACGGTCGAGGGTTGCGCCGGCTGGTACTCGTTCGGCTTCGATACGTCGGACGTTGAGATAGTCGGCGACTGCTCGTTCGGCGGCTGACCCTTTGGCTTTATTCGGGTTACTCACAAATAGCCTCCGCTGATAAGCCAAACCCAACTCATCACCAGGGCGACGATGACGAGGATGGCGATGAAGGCGACCCAGTCGGTCACCATTTCCGGTTGCTGACTGGTAGGGCGAAGATTGCAGCTGCAATCCCAGCGAGTAGGACTGTGAGTCCGAGGACAGGGCCGAGAGCGTCGTGTTGGGCGATGTTCTCGACGAGGAATGGAAGAAGCATGAAGACGGTGAGGCCGATGAGGAACTGTCCTGTCTGTTTCATGCTGCACCTTTCGGCGTGTGGTCGGTGAAGCGTTGACAGGTTTTCCGATGTTCCAGATAGGAGTCGGTGCCTTGGCTGTCCCGGTTGAAGGATTGTTTGCATAAGAGGCAGCGTATGACGTTTGGTTCGGTCATTGCGGTATCTCCAAGTCTTCTCCGATGAGGACAATGACTGGCGTACCAGTCGGTTCCGCTGCTCTGAGCGTGTTGGCTTTGCGGATCTGGTGGGCGAAGAGGAGAGCTGCTGGGATGAGGCAAATGGCAGTCCACATCAAGAAACCTTCGCAATCTCTGCTTGGAGTCCTTCGATGGTGAGTTCGTTGATGTCGGTGTTTTGGATGTAAAGGCGGACGTTGATGATGGCGTGCCAAAAGTTGTCGTCGTTCGGGAAGTCTTGCGGGTGGAGGGTTTCGGCTTGGACGAGGGCGGTGATGTAGTCGTCTTCGAGCTGGTCGGCGGGTTCGTACTCATCGGTGATGTGGTCGACGTTGCCGATGATGTTGGCGATTTCTTCGACTTTGTCTTCGGCGTAAATGAGTTCTCGGAGGTTGGTGTCGAGTTCTTTGATTGCTGACATGTCGGGGTTCCTTGTCTGTTGGCTTTTCTTGTGTGTGGGGCGGCTGCTCCACATGAGAAGTTTTAAAGGACGTTTAAAGGAATGTCAAGGATCTTTTTTCGGGAATGCAGAAACCCCAGCCACGGGGCCTGGGGGAAGGCTGGTAGCTGGGGTTTCCGGCGTCCGATTCGGTTGTGGTTCTCAGAGTGCGTGGCGGTTCGCCTCGAGGATCCATTCAACACCCAGGGGAGGGAGGTGTCGTCGTCGAATCGGGGATCAGTTTGCCTCTGCCATCGCCCATGCTTCAGCCTCTGCGACAAGGTCGGCGGGTGTGAGTCCGACTGCGTTGGCAGCGTCTTCGACGGTGAGCGTTTCGGTGACTGCGAGGAGTGTGGCTAGTGCGCCTGTCGGGTCTAGTGGTGTTTGCGGCGGGTCGGGTGTTTCCCAAGTGACCGTCTTGCCTTGGGGATCGGTGTAGTGATGGATCATCAGGTGGCCGCCTTATATCGGAGGTGGATTGGGTTCAACGAACCAGAGTTGCCTGTTCCCCTTTCAACCCAAGGCAAGGGGCTGGCAGAAAACGCTGCCGCTGTTCGGACGACTTGCGGAGTTGTGATAAACGGGGTGGCCCCGATTGTTTCAATAAGTGACGAGACGCCACCGCGAATAGTTCGGTAGGTGGTCTGAACGGAACTATTCAGACCGATCACATAGTTGCCAGCGGGCAAGGTCACGGGTGTGAACTGGAGGCGATACAGCCCAACGCCAGCGGTTGATGCGGCGACGGCAGCACTAGCCGTAGCGACGGGAGAACCGACAGGCTGCAAATCATTGTCGGCGTTGTAAACGGCGAGATAGGTCGTGGAGGCCGATGCTGGCCCCGTCGTAACTTCAAAGCCAAACATGTCAACAATGAGCGACTGCGTGATGCGAAACGGGAAGTAAAAGTCCCGATTCGGATTTAAAGACTGAGAGACGACCGATGACCCTTGCATTTCAGGCACCCCGTACGAATATCGGGTGGTGTTGATGGTGACGGTTGCGGCGTTGGTTGAGGATTCGGTGAACGCCAGTGCGTCGGCGGTTTGCGTGGAGAAGTCAGCGTCGAAGACGGTGGTACCGCCGATGCCGTCTTTCACGATGGCGCGATAAACGGTGCCGCTGAGAAGGCTACTGGCCCCGACGTTTGTTGACCCGATCTCAACTGCTTGAGTGCCATCAAAGATGGCATTAGCCGTTGAGCTTCTTGTTGTGCCCAATTGAGTCCACGATGCGGGAACCGTTGACGAATCGGGGGCGGTGTAAAAGATCGTGTCTCCAGTTCCTGAAGCGCGCGTAACCCTCAGCCAAAGGGGATCGCCGTCTGCAACGGTTGGGGCAACGGACGAATTAGGAGCACTAACTGTCGACCCGTCAGGTGTGGTCCCGAAGGCCAGAGTTCCCGTTGTATTGACATAGAAATAGTAGGAGTAGTTTGTCGCCGCGGCTCGCTTTGCTACGATTGTTTGAATCGCCGCGGGAGTCCAATCATCCATCGCCACACGCACCGCGATATCAATGTCCCCTGTGATCGACAGCGCCGCCGAGTCAGGGGTGCTGGCATAGTTGCTGGCAAGCCCACCCAGCACCAACCCGCTGCCGTCGAGATACGCTCCACCAGTCAGTAGCAAACGAGCCGCCGAACCAATCGAAGCCCATTCCGTGTCATAGTCGCTGGCCGAGGTTTTGACCAGCGCCTGCCCGATTGTGCCGCCCGTAGCGACACCTTCGCCCGTGTCACCCTGCGCACCTTGCGGACCGGTGTCACCTTGTGGACCTTGGAATCCTTGTGCACCCTGCGGACCAATAGCGCCGTCAAGATTGACAGTCCAAACCGAATACGTCCCCGAGCCGGATTTGTGTTGAAGCGAAACCGTTAGAGAACCGGTACCCGTGTTATAGGCGGTGATAGTTCCGTGCATATGGTTTGCATCGTCGTAGGCGATTATGACTGCCTGCGCAGGCGTGTATGCGAGTCCGGTTCCGATGGTCAGGGTGATTGAACCGTGCGCGGCGATTGTGAGAGTTGTTGTAGAGGTTGTCGCGTATCGGTCCCCGGCGGTGCCAGTACTACCGGTTGCGCCTTGCGGACCTTGTGCGCCCTGAGCGCCTGCCGGGCCTTGTGAGCCTTGGAATCCTTGCGGGCCAATGTCACCTTGGAATCCTTGCGGACCCTGTGCGCCCTGAGGGCCTTGTGAGCCTTGGAATCCTTGCGGGCCAATGTCACCTTGGAATCCTTGCGGACCCTGTGCGCCCTGAGGGCCTTGTGAGCCTTGCGGACCCTGTGCGCCCTGAGGGCCTTGTGAGCCTTGCGGACCACCCGCCGGACCTTGTGGGCCTACTGGCCCGGCAATGCCAGTCAACAACACTTCCGGAACTGTCCGAGTGACTTGGACTGGTTCGGAGCGTTGGGTGACGGTGACGTCGGTGAGTTTCAGGGTGACGGAAACACTCATGTCCGAGTCACGTCCTGGACGATTGTGACAGAACCGGCGAGAAGTGTGGTGACAGTGGTTCCCGAAGTTTCCTCGAGATCCCAAACTCCAAGTCCTGGAGTGAGAGCTGCTGTTGTCGTAGCCGAGAGTGTGGCGGTGAGGGTGCCGGCTGCTCCGGAAACAATCGCGCAAGTGAAAGTGGCGAGGGCTGTAGCAGCGTCGGTTGTGGTGCGGATCTGGGCGGCGTAGGTGCGGCCGCTGATGTTCACTGGAGAGCCAGCGGCGTCTTGGATTGTTACCGAAACGGTTTCAGTGTCGCCGATACGAATTTGGAGGGGAAGATTTGCCGGTGCCATATCAGGGGAACGTCTTAAAGGTAGGGACGATGGATGGGGAGTCAATCGGGCCAAACCTGTCCGACGCGATAGACGTGAGAACAGAGAGTCCGGCAGCGATGGCGGCTGTGGCGGCCAGTTGTTTCCAGTCAAGGCTCAGCCAATCCATTTGGGAGGCGCCTGCCAGGGCAACGAGTGTTTGTGCGAAAGTTTTGATGGCACGTTCCACGAGCTGCATAACGAAGGATTTGGTGAACATTACGGTTTCCAATCTGGGCTGGGGTAGTCCTGCTCGTCGGGGAATTCGTGTTCTTCCGGATCGTATTCGACCGGTTCCTCTTGAGGGTGGGTGACAGGGATGATGTCGGGTTCGATGGTGATGGTCATTCTTCCTCCTCGTCTATCCATTCTTCCTCATCTTCGTCCATGTCGAAAGAGGGAACGATTGGTGCTGGGTTGAGAAGTGATCCGTAGAGGCAGTCTAGGTAGCCGGCGGCGTCGGTGATGGAATCTTTCAACTGTTCGGCGTTGAAGTTTTCTTCGAGTCCACGCGCAATCCTTCCGAGTTTCATACAGATCATGAAGAGGATTCCGGCGTTGACGTCGATGACATCGTCACCCCAAAGCGAGTTGAAGAGGTTGGTTACCCTTTGGTAATCCTCCCAGGGCGGCCCATATGCGCGACCACGGTCCCCATGGACCAAGGCGAAGCCGTCGAGGAGGATTGAGGGCCAAGCGGCGTCGAAGTATTCGTCGACTTCAGGTTCTTCTTCCATGTCGGGTTCCTTATGCAGAATGAATGTGTAGGTCGCCCCAGCCTCGAGGGCCGTAGCCGGTCCCGATGCCAAGGGTGAGAAGTCCAGCGGGTGAGTTTTGGCCTGATATGTCAGTCCACCATGAAGAGCCACCATCCATTGCGGGTGCTTGCATGAAAGTTCGGCCGGAAGTTTCTGAACAGATGAAGTGGTGGTAGTGGCCGGTGATGAGGATGTCGGCGTCGGCGATTGGTTGACGTCCCATGACTTGGCCTTTCCACCAGTTTTCGAGTTTGGCGGCTGGATGACCGGAGGCGCCGGCTTTGTGTCCGTGGGCGAAGGCGACTGGGATTCCGGCAATGTTGAGGACAAGGTTGTTTCCGCTAGCGAGGACGGTTGTGCAGCTGCCATACCGTTCCTCATTGGCTTGCAGGATTTCGGCTACCTGCTCGACGACTGCGAGGTCGTCGTTGTCGGTGGTGCGGGTGAAGGCTTTTCCGTTTAATCGGTTTTCGCCATGGTTGCCAGGAACAGCGGCTAGGACGATTCGTGGGGTGAGGCCGAGGACGTTGTCGACGGCTCGGAGGATGAGTCGGCGGGCCAAACGCATTTGTTCACGTCTGTCCAAATCGACGTTGAAGGTTTGGCCGGGGTAGTGGCCGGTGCATTGCTCGACCAGATCGCCGAGGCCGACGAGGTAGACAGTGTCGACGGGGCGGCCTGCTTTTTTGAGTTCTTTGATTCGGGCCGGCAGATAGTCGAGGGTTCGGCAGATTCTTTCCACAGTCTCAGGGGTGCCGCCATTTGGCTCCCCAGCCTTCCCCAACTGCCAATCGGCTATGAGGACCACCAAGGCTCTGTCGGGCCTCTCAGGGCCTTTCAGGGGCTTCACAGGGCGCCTCTTCTCCACTAGCCGACAGAGGGCGTCCACATCCGGTCGGTCGTAGTCCAGTTCACGCGCGCGCAATGTCGCCCGGTAGTAGCGAAGCCTCCGGCCGTCGTGAGTGTCCCAGGCGCGTACTTGGACAGATCCTTCGACCACTTCAGTGGTGAGCGGATCCAAACCCCAGTCGGCGACGAGTTCAGACCAAACGCCTGTTGTCGGGTCGGCCTCGAGGGGTGGGGTGGTGAGGGTTCCTTCCCGCCCATTCCATGCGACCCCTGGTTCCCATCCTTGAGGATGGTTTCGTCGGGGCCGTGATCCTGCTGCTACTTCGTCAGCGAACGAGACAGTTTCGTCGGTGTTTTCGGATTGAGTCGCCACGGATCTCCCATCCTCTCCGCTTCATTGCCCTAGAGATTGCCTCAGCGTTCCAGGACTGGTCGGCGAGGACTTCGTTGACTTCGCCACGGGTTTTTGTGTCCATGTTTTTGAGTAGGACACAGAGTCGACATTCAATTCCGGAGGTTCGGGTTTCTTCTCGGACGTCGTCGGCAAAGCTCATTTGCGCCACCATGGGGTTCGGGTTGTCATGCGGTGCAGGACGATATGGTCGTCAAGCCGGTCGGAAACAGTCTCTACCCGGTCGGCGGTCTGGTCAACCTTCTGTTCGATCCGGTCGAGTTTCCGGGAGTTCTCGGAGTGTTCGTCGGTGTTGATTCGACGGGTTTTCCGTGACTGCCAAATAACGCCTGCGAAGGCTAAAAGTCCGGTTACTGAAGCGGCAATAATCTGTTCCCACTGCATGACATGAACATCCCTGCCGGTTAGATGGTGGGGATGGCGTCGACGAACGCCTGGTCGGCTACCCAAACGGTTTGGCCTTCGACAACGATGGTGTTTGAGCCGGCGAAGATGAGGAACTGTCCTCCGGCTTGGCCGATAACCCAAACCACATTTGACATTTGTCCGGCTGGGATATGCCATTTCCAGCCCAAACCGGCGTCGGCCAAATAGATTTCTCCGGCTTTGTCGCCTCGGAGTAGGTAGCGTTTCATGTCGTCGTCCTGTGGGGTTGGGGGAATGGGTGGGCGGATTGCGTTGATGAGCTGCTGGTCGAGGGCTGCACGATCCGGATGTGTTGACCAGGCGTCGGAACGATCCCAAGGTTGGACATCGCCGTGGCAGAATAACCCAACAGTGGAGAGGGCGTCTGTACCGATCCAACGTGCCGCTGCGTTGACGTCGATGCCGAGTAAAGCCCAGAGGCCACGGATGGCTTCACCGGCCCGGCGGATCATTGCTTGTGTGTTCGGGTCGTCTGGGCTGAGATCGGCAGACTTGCCGGTGAGGCAGATGTGCCAGGTGCGTGAGTTGTAGCCGGAGGCGGCGACACTGAAGGTGGTGTAGTCCGGCGGAACAAGGACAACGGTTTCTTCGCTGTCGACGATGGCGTGATAACTGCCCGGATCGGATCGTTGCGAGATAAAGCGTGCCAAGTTGCGAGCTGTTCCCGGTCCTGTCGGCCCTTCCGAAGTGTGAACCCCAACAGCCCAAGTCGGCGTCGCATTCCTAGACGGATAAAACTGCGGCGACGCTGGTGGATTGTCGAGCAGGTAATAGCCCATTAGGCCGGCGCTCCATAGGGGCCGACATCTTCGACGATTAATTGTG